AGTACAACTGATGGTGCAAGAACAGTGACTGAATTATATGATGATGATATGGGTGGTACAGCTAGGACAAGCGATGGTATTGAGCTAGCAGTTGCTTATACACAAATGGGATTAAGAGCAGGACACTCTATAGCAAAATTAACAGGGCAACATGGAGATGTTGATACTTACGGATATTTGTCTAAAGTTACAACTGGAAATTCAGCAGCTCAACTTACTTTTATGTTAAATTCGGGTACTCTAGCTAATGGTAATTATTATAGACTACATGTACCATTAAGAGTAGGGCATATAGTAAAGGTTAGATCTACTTATCATGGTATAACTAGTACTACTGGGGGTAATGCCCTAGTTACTTCAATGGCTTATTATGAATCTGGAGGTAGTGCGTATACTGATATAGAAACAGTTGGTCAACGTCAAGGTACTGGACAAGATGTTATAGCTTTTGAAAGACCTGATTATGTAAAAGATGTAGATGATCAAGGAGATGATGACGGTGCTGAAAATTTAATGGGATTTGGACTTTCTGAGCCGGCTCATTTTACAGGTATTTTTAAAGGGGGTCAAGAAGGAGGTTCTGAAACTGCTACTGATGTACAATGGACAGAAGGTTATTTATATGTTGGTAGTAGATCTTATAAAATAGAGGCTGGAGCTACTAGTGACGCTCACATGGGTATTAATGGTACGATGGCAACTACTGATACGGGTCCTACAGGTATAGCTGATACTAGATATATAGTATTTTTTGATCCCGCCGTTAAGAACGCTTCAGGTCTATATGAATTCTGTACAGACACTGAACAAAATTTTGAACGACATAATGCCTCTGATGGAAGAGCACAAGCAAGAACTAACCCAACACCTTTTGCTCAACGTAGATTACGAATTGCTACTGTAGCAGCTGGTTCACATGGTACTTATCCAACAATAGTTACATGGATACAGACTGGTGCAAGAAATCAATCAGATCAATCTACTGCTGAAACTACAGGTCAGAGTTCTATGGCAGGATCTATTGGGGGTAGGCAATTATCTGGTAGCGTGGCTTATCATTGGACTCCTACTCAAACTGAATTTTTTGATTTAGGTACTGCTTCTAGAGAATGGAAAGATTTACATATTAAAAATGAACCTACAGTTGACTCTGATAGCAGAAAAAAGAAAAATATTGCGGACATTGAATTAGGTTTAAATTTTATTAATGATTTAAAACCTAAAAAATATGATTGGATACAGGATGCTACAAAGATTCCTAGGGATCTTAAAGGTAATTTTAACACAAATCAAACAATGCGTGGATTAATAGCTCAGGAAGTTATAGAAGCTTTAGCTACACATGGGATTGATGATTTATCAGATTTTGCAGGGATTTATCTTAACCCAGAGACAGGGTTTTATAGTGCAAAATATAACCAATTTATAGCTATTTTAATTAAAGCTGTTCAAGAACTTTCAGCTAAAGTTAAAGCATTAGAAGATGAAGGCTAAAAATAAAATAATTAGATTGCGTAAAAATAACCACTTTATGTCTACAGCAGATATTGCTAGAAAAGTAGGTGTAACTAGACAGTATGCTAGGGAAGTTTTACTTAAAAATGATTTACAAACTAATGCTCCTAAACCCAAACGTGTGGTATACTGTAAAGTATGTAGGGATATAACCACTGACCGTGGCGGAATCCATAAAGGAGAATGCTCTTTTAGTTGGAGATTTAAAAAACTTACATGCTCTTGGTGTTCTGTTCCTTTTTATAGGACTAGAAAACGAATACTACAAGGATATAGATTAAAATTAAAAAACATATATTGTACACAAGTCTGTTATCAGACGGCGAGGAAATCAAATAGTGGAGATCAACAACGATTTAATTCTAAAATGGGAACCGAAAATCAACAAGATGGTATCCAATATTTATATACAAGGATATGATAGGGACGACTTAGCTCAAGAATTACGTTTAATAGTTGTTAAAGCTGCAAAATTGTATAATCCTAACAGAAATGCTATATTCCATACCTATTTACATACTGCTATGGCTAATAGACTTAAGACTCTTTGGGTACAAGCTAGTAAAAAATTACAGAGTTATAGTTTAGATATGTCTTCAGATACTCAAGATGATAGTGAACACTCTTATAAGCTAAGTGATTTTGTACAGCAACTAGATGAAAATCTAGATGAAGTAGAATTTATAGATTGGCTAGACTCATTAGATCTTGATAAAGGTGAAAAACAATTCTTAGTAGATAAGTTTAGAAATTATACTATGAAAGACATAGAAGAGAACCTAAAAAGCCTATCTAATATAAAATTTGTCAATGGAGAGGAAACTGTGGTAAACTATTCCATATATAAAGTAAAAAAATCACTTAGGAATAAGTTAAACGAAGAGAAATAGTATTGGAAAATTTTAATTTTATAGAGTCTGGTATCATATTTGGACTATGTGATTCAGGTAATTATAAACAATTTACTTATAGTCCTAAAGATTTCGCCGAACATGGGGAAACGTATAAGTTTATTCAAGAATATCTAGATGAATACTCAGAATCTCCTACCCCACAAGTACTAATAGATAAGTTTAGTACATTAAAGCCTGATGCCCAATCTATAAATTTTAATTATGCTCTAACTCAATTTCAGAATCAAGTAATGTTTAGAAATATAATTGGAGCATTTTCAAATAGTAAGCCTATTTTGCAGGAAAATCCTAAAAAAGCACTTGGTTTAATTATGGATAACTTAAATGATATAGAAATTTTACATGATTCTGATGTAAATCAATATGATTCTGGGGAATTAGATAGGTATGAAGAATGGAAACGTAGAAGCTCTATTAGAAAAATGGGGGATGGATTAATAGGGATACGTACCCCTTTCCATATGATTAATTCAGCAGGTGTCGGATGGCAACCCGGAGACTTAATTACTGTATACGCTAGACCTACTGTAGGTAAAACTTGGTTATGTTGTAAATTAGCAGCAGATTCTCTTAGAAGTGGTTATAAAACATTACTAGTATCTACAGAAATGCCCGCATCTGCAATTAGTTTGCGTATGGATGTGTTATTAGGACACTCAATGGGGTATGAATTATCTCACAGTGCATTACGAAATGGTAAAGAGATTAATGAAGAGGCATATCAAAAGTTCCTAAAGGATACTAATTTCAAAAATTTGTTAGTTTGTGATCATATTAGTGGGGAAGATAGTATATCTTTACCAAGTATTACTAATTTAGTTAGGAAATATAAACCTGATGTATTAATTATTGATGGAGTTTATTTAATATCTACTAATGATAGGAATAAAGCAGCGTGGGAACAATCCCACTCTTTATTCTATGGGTTAAAAACTATGGCATTATCTACTAATACAGCAGTTATTGCATCAACACAAGCTACAAGAGATGCGGCTAATATGTTTACTCAACCTACTGCAGGTCAGGTCGCATTTGGAGATGCTTTAATTAGAGCTTCTGATGTAGCTTTATCTATGTGTATGATAGAAGATTCCCCCAATTTAAGAGAAATTGCATTTCAAAAATACAGAGATGGAGATTTAGGGTCTACAGAAACTGAATTTATATGGGATGTAGATACAGGAAGGATAGAGGAAAATCATGACTCATTACTCTAACTTGACATGTGGTAAATGTTCAGGAGGTGGGCAATTTAAAACTGGACGTACTATTTTAGATGAATATGCTTTATTAAATAAAACAGTTTTAGGTTTAGTTAAGAATGACCCACACTGTGTCAAATGTGGAACTACATTTCCAGATGGGTTTTGGAGGGAGGCGAATGGTTATATCTACAGGATACAAAGTAAAAGTTAATATGGATTGGGCAAACATTTTAGAAAAGCTAGGAATGAATGTCCCAATAGGGACAGATCAATTTTCTATTATATGCCCATTTCATCAAGATAAAGTAGAGTCATGTTCTATTAATACTGATAAAGCAGTATGGATATGCTTTGCAGGATGTGGTCAAGGTCATTTAAAAGGGTTTATACGTCAATATAAAGGGTGGTCTACTTATGAGGTAGATCAATTTCTTGCCGATAACTCAACACCATCTAATTTAAAAGATGTTTTATTTGAATGGGAAGAAGAAGTTGAAGAAGAGTTGCCTATAGTTGATATTCCTTACACATTAGGTAATGTTCCTAGATGGATTTTTGATCGAGCATTTAATAAACGCACATTAAAAAAATGGAATTGTGGAGTTACAGGTCAAAATGGACTAGTAATACCTGTAAATGATAGAGATTCAAGAACTGTTGGGTGGATTACTAGGCAAGAAAAACGCATACCTAAATATTTATATTCTAAAGGATTAAAAAAATCTAAAGTATTATTCGGACAACCATTAATACCAGAAAATACTTCAGCATTACATATAACTGAAGGACCTCTTGATGCGATGTGGTTAGATCAATTAGGCTTTTCTGCAGTCTCTTTATTGGGGATGAGTATGTCCAAAACACAACGGGATCTAATATTGACATTACCTGTTAAAGAGGTTATACTATGTTTAGATAATGATCAAGCGGGTAAGATTGGTAGGGATAAAGCTTTAGATTTACTATATGGTAAAATTACTTTATCTTATATTAAATTACCTAAAGAATATAAAGATGTTCAAGACGTTAGATCTTATGATATACTAAATAATATAATTAAAAATAGACGTTACTGGTAAGGAGGACATATGTCAGGAATCAGTATGATACAAAACAATATACAAAGTAAAGCAACTAGAGCTTCACACTCTGCGGAAAGCAGTGGTAAAGAGGTTTGGTTGAAGGATGGAGATCAAGTATTTATGAAATCTGTCGCTACAGGACATGAGGGAGATACCTATTTAGATGACTTCCATGTGTATGAGTTCCAAAGTGGAGCTGATAAAAGTTGGCGAACAGTCTTAGTAGTTGATGGAGAACCTGTTGATACCGTACCAAGTGAAGCAATGTATTGGGAAGAAGGTCGTAGAAAAATGCCAAGACATAAATTTGCTTTATGGGGGTATGTAACAGAAATACTCCATTCCGACCAACGAGATGATTCATGGGAAGAGATAACAAGTCCAACTGGGAATAAGTTATATAAAGAAACTGTGAATGATTTTAAAATTCTAACTCTATCTTTTGGAGCTAATAATATTAATTGGAATCAACTAGTTGATATTTATGGAGATAGCAGTTCTTTAGATAAGACTGTAACTAGAATTAAAAGAAGAGGGGCTAGTTTAGATACTACCTATACAATTACAGCTACTACAGGGGATTTTGAAATTCCAGAAGATAAGAAAGCTGAAATTACTAATTTAACTCCTATCAAAGAGTACGTTACTCAAAGATATGGCAAGATTGAATCATCAGATACAAGTGTTCCAGAAGATTCTGTAGCAGTTAATGACGATGATGATATGCCATTTTAATGATAGGATCATCAACCTCCATGAGCGTAAGCTCTCCGGTAATTGTTTTATCAGAGAGCTTACCTAAAGTAGACTACCCTATGATTGTAACTTCAGAAACATTTACTAACACATTAAATTCATTACCTAAAACATCTAAATGGATTATAGATGTAGAAACTAATGGACTTGACCCATATAATATGAATCAAATATGCGGTATTGGGTTACGCCCACTAACAGATAGTTCTGTTGAAGGTTACTATTTCCCATTTAGACATCAATCTGATGAACCTAACCTCACACAGTCTGAATTAGAGCAATTAGTATCTTTTATTAACGATACTTGCACGACTGTTATTGGATATAATGTAAAATTTGATGCTAAGTTTTTAGAAAATGAGGGTGTTCGTATAGATAAGATGGAACTTATTGACGTATTAGTTATGGTCAGAATGACAGAACCCACTACAATTAATCAATTAAGCTTGACTGATACTATTATTCGTAGTTACGGAGAAGAAGCTGGGCAGTATGATATAGAAACTAAACAAATTCTGCGTAAGAATAAATGGAAGAATGACTTTTCGTTAGCTCCCCCATCTATTTTAGGACCATATTGTGTTAAAGATGTAGTTTGGACTCATAAAGTATATGAAGATAGATTACATCAATTAACGGAAAGCGGTCAATTAGAGTTATTTGAATTTCAATGTGAATTAACTAAGGCATTATATGACATGGAGAAACGGGGTATACCAATAGACAATGGTTACGCTAAAATGGCATGTGATAAAATGGTGGATAGAGTAGTAGTTCTAAAACAACGTATATATGATTTGGCAGGGCAGGAATTTAATATCAGTAGCCCTAAACAAATTGGAGAAGTATTTAATGGTATGGGAGTTCATTCTCCCGCTAAAACTGCGAAAGGAGCGGAGGCTTGGAATGAAGCAGTTCTTGTTCAATTGAATAATCCTTTAGCAGGACTTATTAGACAGTATAGAACTTTAGAAAAATTTAGATCTACATACATTGAACCTTATTTAGATATGCCTGTATTACACACTAATTTCTGTAACTGGGGTACTGTAACAGGTAGACTATCATCAAGAAACCCTAATCTTCAGAATATACCTAGAGATGTAGTTTATGTAGAAGATAGAGTATTATCTGAGACAGACAAGATTGAAATTAAAGATAGAGTTCTGGCTTTAGTTTCTAGTAAAGGTGGAGATGCTCAAACAGATTTAACAGAGGATGTTTTAGATACATGGAGTTTTTTAGGTGGAGATAAGTTTGATAGAACAGATACTAAACAAATTGCCATTAGGAATCTATTTATAGCAAGAGAAAACTATTCTATGGTGTCTTATGATTACTCTCAAATGGAAGTTAGAGTCTTTATGAACTAT